CTACACCGCCAACGCTCTATTTCTCCAGCCATTGGCGTAAATCCTGAATTTCGGATTTTTTTCAATCAGGCCGTTGTAGTATTGAAGCTCCGCCCGGTCGAATTCTTTGTCAAATCGCTCCTCGTCGTATCGGTTTATCGCCGCTACCGTTTGATCGCCTACTATGCCGTCGTTTACCACGCCTACAAGTTGTTGCGCAACTCTTACGGCGGGTTTTATGCCGACGTTCACGGCAAAGATAAACATCTCATTTGCCTTGATTTGGCTTGAAATTTCGTCAAGCCGCATACGATCCCAATACGCCTCTTTGTAGAATGCTCGCACCTGCGCGCGCAAATTCTCGCTAGCGTATAGCGCACGGGATATTTTCTCGATATTTCCGCCAAGAGCCACCGCGCCTAGTATCTCGTCCCAGCCTGCCCAGTGCGGGTGGGCGTCTTGGTATATTCCCATAAACGTCCACCCCTTTTCTGTTGGGTTTTTGTCTAGTGCGTCCTCGGGCTTAGAGAATTCAAGTCTCATCAAAATTTGAAATGCCTCGTTAAAATTTGCCATTTTCCATCCTTTATTTTTACTTCGCGGCGGAAGTAATTCCGCCTTGCACCGCCTGCAATATCTCGCTATTTGTCATCTTCCCGCTCCTCGTGCCTAAAGCTTCCGCCGTAGTCCCCGTAGTCGTAGCTATTGCCGTTTAGCCCTTCTATCTTTTTTTCTACGGCTTTATCTATCATCGCGGTAGCCCACTCCGCCCCTCTCCACGCGAAAAACCCGCCGACTGCTAGCGAAAATTTGGGCGCCTGCGTAAAATAAAACGTCGTTTCATACGCTAGCCAACATACAAACATCGAGCTAGCCGTACCTACTACTAAATTTACAAGCCTTTGCGCGCCTTTTTTGCCGCTATTTGCCATATTTAGCAGTCCGCCCACTAGCCCCACTAAAATCACCCAAAAATAAAGCCCTATCTCCTCTATTACGTCATCCATTTTTCTCCCTCACTTCGTGACTAGCCACATTAGCAAGATTGATAAAACGATCTCGATAATAGCTTTTTTGCTTAGCCAAAATTTTCTAGCTCTAGTCGCCAACTCTATCATCTACGCACCCCTTTAAAAGTTCCTCGCAGGTTTTAAAATACTCCATCAGCTCTCGCGCGCTTTGCGGGTCGTTCGCCTCGAATTTCGGCTTTTCCGGCATTTTCGCAAGGCACGCTACGGGTGTTTTTACTTCTTGATAGACTGTTTTCGTGATGATTTGCGGCTCCTTAGACGAGCAACCGCAAAAAATAATCGCCAAGATTATCAACGTAGCGCAAAAAACTACGAAATCGCTCTTTAGCCTTATCTCTTTATTTTCCCGCTTCATTTATCAGCTCCTCGTAAAATTTGAGTTTCTTTTCGCACTGCGCGTCTTTGACGGGGACTTCTATTTTTTTAAATTTCGTCACTACGCGCTCCTGCGTCGCCGCTACATCGGCGGTTTTTACAGTTAGCGCCTTGATTTTCTCATTTTGAAAATCTATGCGCGTATTGCACTCGCCCAAATTTGCCGCCGATACTTGCAAAGCCGCTTCTTTTATCGCTAGCTCTTTTTGCGCCTGGGCTAGCTCTGCTTTTGCTTCTTTGACGTCGCCTCTTAGTTTCCAGATTTCAAGCCCCGCGCCGCCTAAAGCTATCACGATCACGACGCCGACGGAAACTAGAAATTTGATATTCAAAAAGCCCATTTCACGCCCCCTTTAGCAAATTTATGGCAAGCACGACGATCAAAATAGTCGCCGCGATAACTGCAAATTTGACCGCCGAGCTCATTGTTTTATTCTTTTAAACGGATTGGTAGCCCAAACCGTTTGCAGGATTTTTTTGTCGTTCTCGTCCATATACGTGTGCTTGTTGTCGGCACGCATACCGACGACGTCCATCAACTTCCAGCCTAAATAAACCCTACAATACCATTTAGACTGCCCGTAGCGTATTTCGCGGTAGTAGCCGAAACGCTCGCGCCCGTCTTTCATCTTGCAAGTGACTAGGCACTCTGTGCTCTTTTGCCCTTTGTTGTATGTCGCAAATACATCGCCTTGAGCGCGCACCGTGCTTGCGTCTATGTCCTCGACTCGCACGCCCAGATACTTCGCGCTAAATACTCCTATGCGGTTGCGGTATAGCCAACATAGTCTAGCCCAATACGTGCGGTTCTTGCCGTTTGGATAGTGTTCGCCCTTCCAGCCGTCATCGCCGTTTATGCCATAATCTGGGTCATCAAACCACGCCGCCCATCTTGGCAGTTTTTCGCTCTCTTCCCCGCAAAAAAGTAGCGCGATAGGCACGACGAGAAACTGCAAAATCTCAAGCGGTATCTCTACCGCTACGTTTTTTGCTACTTGAAGTTTTTGTTTCGCCGTGAGTTTCATTGTCATACCTTTCTGATTCTTGCGCCTACGCCGAGTCTGAGAAGATGTTCGCTGCTAGAATCCATCCCCGCGCTTACTACTATTTGACTTAGAGACGTTAAGCCTTTAAAATTGTTCACCCCACTAATTTTTACTAATTTCCTCATCGTCAAATAAAATACGCTAGACAGGTTGCAAAAATTACCTTGCCCGGTTATAGTATGCAAACTTGGAAACGTAAAATCATTGACTACGCTAGGGTTGTTTGAAAAGCAGGTATTCTTAACGGTTTCTAGCAAAGGCGCGTCTATCTTTGTTAGCGCAGTCGTAGAAAAACTGTCATCCACTTCTCTTAGCAGAGGAGCTTTCAAGGTTTTTATATCCCCGCTTAGATTATTAAAGCAGCTAGCCCCAAGCGTCTGTAACGATTTTAAATTTAGCTCCGTCATACCAGGAGCCACCAAAACTAGAGAAAAATTATTAAAATTGTTTGGCCCGATTTTCGTAAATTTGCTAAAGTCTAGTTTGTTTTTGTGGTAGTTAGGAGCCTCGCAAATGTTTTTATACGTCTGCGTAAAACCGACCGGGACCTCCTTGCCCCACAAAACATAGTCTAGCCCGCCTTCTTTGACTATCTTTGTTACTTCGGGGTAGGATGCCTCGCCCCCGCCCCCGAAAAAAAATGCGCCTTTTAACATTACGCGGCCTTTATGAAAGAAGTTAATACTTTGTTGTCGCCTGGGCGCACGAAGTAGCTAAAAAATACGTATCCTTGCCCATATGTCGCTTCGCTTGGGTTTAGGATTACAAAGTCGCTTGAAAAGCCCGTCACGCCGTTGCCGCTAATATACACTAGCCCGCTTTGACCCGCCTCTCTAGACCCTGCCGTTATTTGCCCGCTTACGCTACCAGTGAAATTTACGCCCTGCGTAAAATCTATCGTATTGCTCGTTATGTTTTGCGCTTTGGTGTATTTATTTAGCGCGTTATCCAGTTGCCCGCGCGTGAGATAGTTTCCTAGCGAGCTAGCCGTAACATACGCGTTTAGTTGCGATTTGAGCGCAAACGTTGCTTTGTCGGCAGCGTATGCCGTTAAATCCACTTTGCCGCCTAGAAGCGAGTTTATTTCACTCTTGGCGTATGTATCCGTCTGCGCGCCCTTTTTCTGGAAGGTATCTTCGATTTTTTTACTTGAATACGTCCTGCTCTCGCTTATAGCCGCGTCGTCTATGAAGCCGTTTGATACTATCTTTTTCATCTCTTCTAGCGTAGAGCTTGCGCTTGCTAAAGAGTTTTTCGCCGCCTCTATGGCTTGGGCTGCGCTCTGAGCCTTTTGCGCGGATTTTTCCGCATCGGCTTTTATGTTTTGCGCAGCGGCTAGTTGGGTAGTTGCCGCGCTAATAGCCCGCAACGCCTCGTCTTTGGCGTCGAGTATGGGTTGCGCCGAAAACGCGGCGTCCTGCACGGTCTTTGCCGCCGTTTCGACTGCTAAAGCCAACGCGTTAGCCTCGTCCGTAAATTTGCCTAACGCACGCACGAATTTGTCCGCGTCCTGATTAAAGCTGCCCGGTCTTTCTACGCTCGGGGCGTCGGGTAGTTTAGTTATAGTTTTTGCCATTAGATCACTCCTTTTAAATTTATGCTTAATTCGCTTGTTTGGGCGTTGCTTATCACCACCTCTTTGTCCTTGAAATATCCAAATACCGCCAAGCACTCAAACCCGTCCTCGCGCTCGTCGGCGATAAAAAGGTTTAGCTCCCCCGCCGTTCTTGCCAGCGTTTTTTCTACGAAATCCACCTGCGGGCTAGGCACTATGGCTTTGACCGCGCAGTATTTCGCCGTAGCCCCCTTGCGAAGCCTCGTAAAACCCCAGTCATCGGTGAATTCTTTCGAGTAGTCGATCATCGAGACGCTAGGCTCGTAAAGCGTATCGCCTAAAAATATCTTGCGGCCTACGACTAAATGCCCGAGATTTGCGCCTTTTTCGTTCGGCTCTATCTTGATTTTGATTTGCCCGCCGTAGTCTACGTCGCCTAGGTGCCATACGTCGTTGCGGTAAGTGAAAGATGCACCAAAAAAGTATTGCCACCAGCTGGCGCTATCGTTTCTAGTCGCCAACGCCCGCTCGAAAATCAAAGCGTCGTTTTTATCGTAGATCAGGATTTTTGCTCCGTCCGCGTTAAAAAGCCCAAACGAATTTACGCTAGCCTCGGGGACGTTGATAACTATCTCTAACCTAGTATCGCTTTTTGTTTGGGTATTTACGTACTCGTCTTGAAACCTAGTAGGATTTGGGCTCCCCGCCTCCACCCACTCGTCCGCGGTCATATTGGGCGCATTTTTGCCGCTGTTGGGCTTTGCGCAAATGTAGATTTTATTAAGAAATAAAACCTTGTCGTCCGCCGCATACGCTTTGTTTTCTTGCCACGCGGGAGTGTTTTCGGGCGGAGCGTTATTGCTCGCCACCGTATAGCTCGTTTTTTCGACCAATGTCATTGATTTGCCACCTTTCTTAAAATTTGCTCTAAATTGTCTATCGTTACCACTACGGCTTGCCCGTTGGTGGTGTCTTTTTGTATCGTCGCGCTATCTTTGGCGTATTTGAGCAGTTCCTTTCCTACGCTAACGAATTCCCTCATTAGCCTAGTCTGTTCGCCATTGTCGCTCGCCCCTACTATCTGCGCCCTTACCGCGCCGTTTTTAAGCGGTATGACCGCCTCTGCTCCTGCTTCGCCTATGAGCGCGCGGGTAGGACGGGTCACTATGCCGCCCTCTGCGTAAGGTTTTAGCCCCTGGCGTTTGCTCCACTCTATCCAGTCGTTTTTATTGCTTGACCCAGTGATCGCGGTTGCGGTTTTTATGATTTGCTCTCTGATTTGCGGTAGGCTCAGGTTTTCCATTAGCGCTTTTCGTTTCCACGCATCCAGCCCGCTTTGCTCTACGCTACGGCCTAGTACGTCTTTGTAGATAGCGTTTATGTCGCGGTCTAGTTGCGAGCTTAGCACCGCGCCGTTTGCGGTTACCGCACCGTTATTTAAGTTTGCTATCGCCCCGTTGTAGTTTGGTACCGCCTTACCGTCTTTTAGCGAGCCTAACACCTCTTTTAGGTATCTCACTATCGGGCTATCGCTGCCCAGTAGTAGCTCCATGGCGTTGATTTGGTCGTTCGCGCCTTTTATCAGGGCTTCTTTTTGTGCTTCAAGAGCCGAAAGCTGTGAATTTGAGCTACTATTTAGCAAGCCTTCTAGGCGTTTGATTTGACGATTGATGTCATCAAGGCTAGCAGATCCGGTTATGCCCTCTATTTCGCTCGCCATTTTTAGGATAGATAGCTTATACTCGGCATAGCTGCCTGCGGCTTGTTTTAGGAATTGCTCTTGTTTTGCTACCGCCGTGTTTAGGTTTTCGTATGCCGTGCTATCGTAGTCTTTCGCGTTGTAGGCAATTCTTGCGCGCTCTAGGGCAAAGCGATAGTTGAGCTCGCTCGTACTGCTATCTATGACGCTATCTCTTAGCTTTTGCGCGGTTTGCGCGATCTTTTCGAGTATGCTTTTTTGCTTGTTTAGCAAATTTAGCTGTTCGCGTTGCAAATTTAGAGTGTTCTGCGCGGCTTCGGCTAGTTTTAGGGCGGCGATTTGTTTTGTGATCGCCTCGATGTCGTTGAAGCTCTTTAGCCATACGTCGCGTCCGCCGTTTGACGCCGTAAACGTTCTGTATTCGGCTGCTAGTTTGACAAGCTCCGCCCTCATTTCGACGTTTCCGGTAGAGAGAAACTCTTGCAGTTTTGCCGACCCCATATCGTGGAAATACTTTGCCCATACTCTAGGATCGTTTGAGCTGCCGATTTTTGCGACGTCTGATTTTTCTTTGTCGTCTAGGTCACTCTCTAGGGCGCCTGCGATGTTTCTTAGGCGGGTGTAGAGGTTTTGCAAAGATAGAAAATTCGTATCAAAGCCTAGCGCCTGATAAAACCCGCCCTGCGTGCTTGCTATGCTTTGGGTGAAATTTACCACCGCCTTTGTGTATTCATCCTGCGCCTTTTTCGCCGCCTCGTAGGCTTTTACTAGAGAATTTAGGCTATCTACGTTGGACTTCGTGAAGTCTGACGCTATTGCTTTGCGGTATGCCTGCGCCATTTGCTCCACGCTTAGATCGGCGATACCGCCCATCTGCTTTGGAATGTCTAGTTTGAGCGCTTCGGCTGCGTCCGTGAAGCTTTCAAAGGCTTGGCGCATAGATATTTCTACCTGCTTGATAGGGCTTCTCACGGTCAAGAGTTCAAGGCTTTTATATGAGTCCGCGATCGCTCCTAGGCTCTCGCTCATTAGCTCGATGACCTTTTTATTTGCCTTTTTGGCTTGTTCCTCCCAGTCTTTCCACATTCTGGAAAACTCGGGATTATCTACTAGCCTTTGATTTTTGTTTGTTTCGTCTCTGCTCAAATTTAGCAAATCGTCTATTTTTCGAGAGCTTTTGAGCCCAAAGATATTTCCGTCGCTAGCCTTACCAAACTCGTCCCTCATACCACGCGCCATATTATCGATAGCGCCCAGCCCCGCTTTGTTCATCGCCTTGCTTACGGCGTCGTCAAGCGGTTTGGTTATGCGGTTTATTATGCTAGACGGGCTAAATTTCATAGCCTTTTCAAATACGCCGCCTATCTTGCCTAGCAGACCTTTTCGCTTCGTCGATGTTTCGGTGACCTCTGCCCACATCTGCTCGGCTTGACCCGTCATTGAGCGAAGTATCGCCTTTGCAAAGCCCTCGTTTGCTAGGCTTTCGCCGCTATACTTGCCCGATTTTAGGGTTAGGCTCGCCAAAGCTCCCGCGCGGCTCGCCATCCTATCCATAGAGCGAAGCTGCGCGCCGATCTCTCTCATAGAGGTATCGTCTAGGTCACTCATTTCGGTCCAGCTTTTCTTTGAGAACCAGCCTTTCTTTTGCATATCCACGTACGAGCGGATGTTTTGGTTGCTTAGCGCGTCGCCCGCCGTGATGTCTTGCAGCACCGAAATGCCGCTACCGGTCGTTTTTTTCTTACCAAACGCTCCGCCGATGAGAGCTCCGGCCACCGCGCCTATGACTGCGCCCCAAGGACCCATAGACGATCCCGCTTTCATACCGGCTACCAAACCGCCCGCTGCACCGCCGAGAGCTCCGCCCGTGCTAGCGTATGTATTTGCCTTGAACAACTTATCGCCTAGATAGCCGATACTGTATCCAAGAGCCGCCCCGCCAAACGCAGAGCCTGCCATATACGGAGCAGTGCCGGCGCCGCTAAACTGCGTAGCCGTCAAAGCGCCTTTTACGCCGGTGCCAAAGCCGTATACGCCTTGGCCTAGTCCAGCGTATCCGTGCATAGATAGCCAAGAAGCCGCGTTTAGCGCGGGCGTGCTCGTAAAGCTTGATATAAAACCCGTATATCCGCTAGTTAGAAGCGAATACGCGCTTTGTAAATTTGACACCGAGCTAAGCAAGCTCGTCGTGCTTTTGTCCAGCGCGTCCGCGCCTCTTAAAATTTGCCCCGTGCTGCTAAGCTCTACTGTGGTGCCGCCGACCGATCCTATCCAGCCGCCGCTATCGTTTTTGGCTAGACCCAAATTTGAAGCGATAGAGGCTAGATTTGACCCGCCGCCAAGCATCGCCCCAAAGCCGCCTGCTAGTCCTTGCGACAAGGTGCGCGCGTATGGGCTGATGAAATCTCTCATCAGGTTTGTCCCCATATCTTTTAGGGCTTTCTTTAGGCTTTTCGTCTTGCCTATGAAAAAATTGAAAAAGCCGTCGTCTACGGTTTTTGACATAGACGAGACGGTATCCGCCCAGGAGTTTTTGATGTCTTTAAAGGCGGTTTTGACGGTTTTTACGTCTTTTTGGATAGATTTTTTAAAGCTACTTTCTTTTTGCTTTAGCCACTTTTCGGCAAATTCTTTACCAAATTCTTTTACTAGCTTTTGATAGTCGGCTTCGTATTCTTTGCGCTTTATCTGCCACGCTTCATCGTACTTTTCAAGCGTGATATAGTAGTCTAGGTATAGCGCGTCTTGCTTCTTTACACGCTCGGTTTCGTCTTTTAGGCCTTTTTCGTTTAATTCTTTTCGCTTGGCTTCTAATTGTGCCGCAGCCTCTAACCTAGTTATCCCGCCGCGCTTAACGGCTTCGTTTAACTCTTTTTCATATTTTATTAGTTTGGCGGAATTTGCCTTTTCTATGTCGCCTATTTGCTCGTAGTATCTGATCTTATCGTCTAGTCTCTGCGCATCAAGTCGCTTTAGCTCCTCTGCGCGGCGCTTGGCTTCGTCGCTCGCTTTATTACTCCCCTCTTTGCCGAGATTTGATATTTTCTCCTCTGTTTTGGCTATCTCTTGGAGTATCGCCGCCCTCGTCGCATACTGCTTTTTGATGTTTTCACCATCTAGATAAGAGACTTTATCGACTTCGCTTAGGTCTTTTTTTAGCGCTTCCAGTTTCTCGTATAGCGAAAATTCCGTCTCTACGTTGCCGTATTTCCTTTTTAGTTCGTCGAGAGAATTTATCGCGCCTTTAAAATGATTGTTAGCGCTTGACGAATCGCTTACTATGCCCAATTGAGCATTGACTATTCTTATTTGCTCGTTTACCTTCTCTAGCTTATCTCTAAATTTATCAGCTCCCGCACTTATATTGTTAAAAGCGTTATCTCTTAGAGTTTCGTCACTGATTTCCTCGTCGAGCCTGCTTAGCGCATCCTCTATTCGTTCTATGTTATCAAGTAGGCCTCTTTGCTCTTTTTGTAAAGTTCTTAAGTCCCTTTGCAATTCTTGCGCGGTTAATTGTTTTAGTTGTTCGTTTGTTTTAGATAGCGCCGCCGTTAATTCGTCGGCATTTACTTTGTTTTTGTTTAGGCTGTCTTTTAAGGCCATAAAGCCCTCGACCGCCGCCCAAATCGCCAAAGTAGGTAAAAAGCCCATAAAAGCTGCTCTTAAAGAGCCTACGGTAACGCCGATTTTCATTAGCGCTCTATCCATAAAGCCAAGCTGTATAACTCCTGCGGCCGTTTGCGCCGCTACGGTTTTCGTCATAGCCGCATACACAGCCATAGAGCCTTTGACGGCTAAATACGTGCCGCCTAATATTCCAAGATGTTTAACTAGCGTTCCGATACCGCTTACTACGCCTACGATAGTATCTTTGTTTTCTTTTAATGCGTTTGCGAAGCTAGTTATCGCCCCGCTTATCGTTTGCGTCGCTCCGGAAACCTCATTTATATTGCCTACGATTAGATTTATTTCGGTTCTTAAGTCAGTAAATGCCTTGCCGACGGTTACGGGCATTTGTGCAAAATCACTATCTATTCTATTCTTAACCTTTTCAAATGCGCTGCTTAAAGCTTCGGCGGTTAATTTTCCCTCGCTGCCTAATTCGCGCAGCTTGCCTACGTTTACGCCTAGCCCCTCGGCCATATACCGCAAGAGCGTCGGGCTTGCTTCAGCGATGGAGTTAAACTCGTCGCCCCTTAGCGCGCCGCTACCCATAGCTTGACCGAATTGCTTTATCGCGGCCGCGGCTTCCTCTGCGCTAGCACCGCCTAATTGTAAGGCCTTGGTAAAGCTCGATACCATATTATTGGTATCCTCGGTGCTTTTGCCGATATTTTTAAGGGCTGGGGCTAATTTTGCGTATAAATCTATAGTTTCTTTGATGTCTGCGTGCGTATCTCTAGCGATAGCGTGTAGGGCTTTTTGTTGTTTTGCATATTCAGCAGCCGAGCTAGTAGCCATTTTGAGGCGCGAATTTACTAAGCTCATATCGTCAGCTACCCTGACAAACTCGCGTAGCATTGCAGAGCTTGCTACGGCGGCAATGGCTACTTTTAACCCCGTAAATGAATTAGCTAGCCCTTGCGCCGATTTCTCGGCTTTTTTTGCTTCGCTTCCTATGCTATTTAAATCGCTTTTTAGCTTGTCCGCGCCCTCGACTTTGGCGCTAACGATCAAGCTTGCGGTTTCGGTCATAATTCGCCCCTTTTTTAATCTAGGGCAAATTGTATATGAAATTTAAGGGGGCGTTGGTTTAGAGTGTTTTAATTTAGAGTGGGTTATTTTTTCTCGGCTATTTGTTTTGCCCTATTGGTAAAGTAGATTATTACGCTAGGCAAGGCCGAGCCTACTAAAAAAGAAAACCCCGCCAAATCCTTATCGTGCATAAGTAGGTAAGCACCTAGCCCCATAGCCGTGAGAGTGATGATCGTGGCGCTACCCCAGCCCAGAAACCGCAAAATATCCATTTTGTTTTGGTGTTTGTATTGTTGTTCTAGGTTATTCTCGGTGAGTTTAAAAATCCTATCGGGGAAGCCTGGATCGATATTTGCGTATTCTTGCATAAACTCGGGCGACGGGATAGGGCCTTGATAACCCTTATGCATCGCCACGAGCCGCTCGCGTTCAGCCATTAGTTCAAGACTGTCTTTATTAGCCGTTGGCGACTTGCTTGTTTTGGTTTTTTGTATCTTGTTTGACATTTTCGCGTATTACTTTTTTAAACGCCTCGCCGACGTTTTGAAATCCGCTCTCTATCGTGATAAATTTTTTATCGTCACTACCTAAAGAGCCGAAAACATCGTATGCTTTAGCCGCACCGCTAAAAAAAGCTATAACTTTTTCGCCCATTTCCGCCTCCTTTATTTTTGTCGTAATATACAATAATATCGAGGGCTATGTCAATAAAAAAGTAGCCTTAAAAAAGACTACTTCGCAAATTTTGCCATTATAGATGAAAAACTTTTCGGACTAAACTCGCCCATATAAGGCGCGTATGCGTGCTTGTCGGTGTTATTTCGCTCGCCGCAATAAACGGTGCTTAGCTTTTGCAGCGTGATTATTTCCCACGGGCTAAATTTAGCCCCCGTTAGATCGCAGTAGGCTTTTATCTCCTGAAAATCTATCGGCACTGCGCCATAACCGCCGCTTCTAGCGAAATTTAACTCCGATAGGGCATTTATAAGATGTTCGCCCCAAGTTAGAGGCGGATAAATTTGCTCGCACTTCGCCCCGCGACACTCTTTGGCATCGTCGGGCGTCGTGCTGTAAAAGGCAAACTGCCGCACCCATAGCGACAGCTCGTCCTCTACTTTTTTAAGAAGTTCTTAGCGTCCTCCGTAAAGCGCTCCACTTGACCCGCAATGATCGGGTAGGTTTCATATACGCGCACGGCTTCCTCGCGGCTAAATTTGAGCTCTTTTTCGCCCTCGCTGATGCCTTTCCAGCCCACGGTAAGCCCTGCTAGTATCTCGCTTTGAGATTTGGCTAGAGTGCCGTCGGCATTAGTTTTTCTAAGGGTTTCAAGAAACACCTCGCGCCCTTTTCTGCTATGAAAGCTTAACACTTTGATCTTAATGTCGGTCGGTTTGTTGTCAAGATCAAGTATGGTTAGCTCGACGCCCGTTTCGCCCGCTGAAATATCGAAATTCTTTAAATCCATTTTTTACCTTTTACGCCGAAGCAGGGATTATTTTATCAAGACGGGTTATTTTGATAACGGCAGGCACGCGTATGACGTCGCCTTTATTGATCGTTATGCCTGCTTTTGTGTTGATAAATTCGCCCGTGATGTAGGTTGGGTGCTTAGTTGCTCCAGTCGCCGGTTCATCGTCCCCCACAATAATAAACTGCTTGCGCTGTTTTTTGTCAAACATCTCGCTAAGCTCGTTTACGCCGTTATCTTGGCCTGCTTTATAAAAAAGCTTTAATTCGGTTTCGCCGTAGCTTACCGCGCCTTGCGATACTGCGACCGCGTCCTCGTCTATACATTTGTATTCAGTGGTTTCACGGGTTTTCGTAAAGTCGCCCAAGTCCTCTAAATACGCTATGCGCTTTGCAGATGTTAGCGCGGTTTTAATTTTCGTTGCATCGCCTAAATCGACGCCAGTGTCGCAAATATAAAATTTGGTAAGCTGCGCGTCGGTGACTTCAAGATTTGCTGCCATTTTCACTCCTTATAAGATTTAAAATAAATAGAAACGGCCACGCCGTAGCGATCGCCGTCAACGCCTAGTATCTTTACCTCCGTAGGGCTGTAAATATACGTCTTAATGCCTGCGTGTTCAAATTTTGCCCCTACGCTAAAGGCTCTTTCGTAAAGCCTCGCCCTCTCAAGAACGTTTTTAACGCCCTCGCCTGCGGGGTAGCGTAAGGTTATTTGAAACACGCCCAATACTTCTGAAATACTATCATCAATTACCGCCGCCTCTGGTTTGGCGGGCAAAAAATAAAGTTGCTGATAAGGCTTGCCGGCTTTTGGGCTAAACGTAGTATTTTCAAAAGCCGTATCAATCGCAGGTGTAACCGCTAAAACCGCTTTTTCTAAAGCCTGCCTAATTCGTAGCATTAGCCGCCCTTTTTACGATTTGTTTCCAACGGATGGCATTGCGCCTTACCATACCTTGCGGAGCTTTGACCCTGCTCCACCCCTCAAATTCTATACGCAAAGCGTAAGGTAAATTGTTTGTAAAATAAAAGGTTTTATCTAGCGCTAGCTGATTGCTTAAGAAGCTATTAGCCCTATCTCCCGCCTCGTTTGCGGTCGCTTCAGTCGTCTGCTCGCTAGCCGCGCCCACGCTAGGAAACCAATTATTTTTAAGCCTGCCCGTATCCACCGGCGTGTCGCTGATGATGTCTGAAGTTAGATCAATGACTGATTTTTTAAAGATTTTTAGCACTTTTTCTTGAGCCTTTGCGCTAAAGTTCTCTATCTGTCTATCAATCATTTTGCCACCCCGATTAGCTGATGCAGGGCTACGTCCTCGCCGCCCCATACTGCGTCGTTGTATTTGATAGTATAGGAGCAGTGAGGAAACTCTATCACGTCGTTGTTTTGCGGCATAAAAGGCAAAGATTTGGCGGCTATCAAAATCACGTTATCGCCCTCGTTTAACAAGCTTTTTTCTATTAAATTTGGGTAGCTTTTCGCGCTATCGATATACGCCTTTACCTTGTATTCGCTTGTCTGCTCGGTCATTCCGCCCGTTTCGGGGTCGTAGATTTGACCGCCTTTGCGCTTATACGTGCCTACTTTGCCAAATTTATCAAGCAATTTAAACGCTGTGTTCTTGGCTTTTTCGTTTAGCATCTTTCAACCCTCATTAACATTGCGTTTGCGGGTTTTAAAAACGGCTTCAAAAGGCTAGCCACGTAAGCGTATTTGGTAGCAGGGTCGGCATTTTGCGCATATTCTACCTCGATACTGCCTACTTTTTCTTTGGTGGTTAGCCGCTCGACGTCGCTCATCAGCTCGCCCGCGTTTGCCCTTATAGCCAGCTCACACACGGCGGATTTAAGCTTAGTAGGCATACCAAACGGCTTGCGAGGAAATGCCAGCGCCTGATCCGCTTTTAGCTTCTCGCCTTGCCATTTGTTAAAATATACCGCCTCCAAATAATCCGTCGCCTTGATAATGGCCGCCTCTTTGTCCGCGCTGCCTAGCCCCGCCCACGTTTGGTTGCCGCGTGCCGAAAAGTACTCATCGGCAAACTCGACCGAAACGTAAGCGTCGGCATTAGCTAGCCCCGTGCCGTTCTCGGGTATCATTGCCCTAGGTTCTCTTTTATCGCGGCTTTCGTGCCGTCCGCGTTAGTATATTCAACGCCCAAATGAGCCGCTAGCGACTTCAATTCGCCCGCTTTTAACGTATCGAGCCTTGAAATCAGCTCGTCGTAATCGACTTCTTGCGTCGCACCCTTTAACGTAAGCTCGGGCGGATCTTTCACGCCGTCGCCCTCGTCGAATTTAGCGTCTATAATAGTCAGCCCTCGCTCTTTAGCTAGGGCTTTAACGTCTTCGTTATACTGAAACGTCGGGAATTCTACATACCAAATTTTAGACATTTACCGCCTCCTAGTTTTTAGCAGCATCGCCTATTAGCAAGACGCCTGCGGTATCTTTATCGCTAGCTGCGATCTTGTCCCAGTTTGTGCCCGTACCTAGTTTTGCGTTATCCGGGCTTTTACCGCCGTTTGCCGTGTCCCAAGAATAGCCTTTGAGCGATAGCCCAAACGTGTAATCGGCTTGGTAAGTCGTTTCTATGCGCTCTTTGCCGTTGTTGGTCTGGATATTCGTGATTAGATCGCCCGCGTCGCTTACGATCGCAGCGCCAGCCGTTAGCGCTAAAACGTAGTCTTTATTCGGCGTTCCCGCTTTATACAGAGCTGGCGCGTCGGTAACTACTACGCGGCGACCCAAAATCTCAACGATTAGTACGTTTTCAGCCTTAAATAGCTGTGCGGCGTTTGCTAAATTTTGACCGATAAGCTTATGAAATACCGCGCCCCTCATTATATTAGCCGCTATCGCCGAGCTTCTATCGCCGAATTTAGCGTAGGCGTTGTTTAGGTTGGCTTGGTTTATGCCGCCGCTTGCGCTTACGTCGTTTACTACGCCCGCGTTATTGCCGATAGCCCCTACGAGTGCGGAAATAGCCGTATTTAGCATATCGCTTATCATCGCCTCGCTCATATTTCTTGAAATCACTTCAAGAGCTACGGACGGGTCTTTTTTTATCCACGTTAGCTGTCCCGGCTCAAATACCACGGGGCCAAACCCACCCGCTACTTTTACGGCGTTATCTTGCTCTTGTCTCAAGGTCGTAGCCGTAGCCGCCGCGTTAGCCGCGTATCTATCTACCCTGCGCTGTGCGGAGTGGATGCCTCTAAAAAAGCTCTCTTGCATAAAATCGCCGTCTATGCCCTGCGCGTTTAGAATTATCGTGCCGCCGCTTGCCGCGTTAAATTTCTCGATGTCTTGACTTAACGTCTCGATCGTAGTGCCTGCTAGGTATTCTGAAAATACCTTCATATCGCTTAGTGCCATATTTTCATTCCTTTAGGTTAAATTTCTCTTTTATCGCAGCTATTCGCTCCTCGCGAGTGCCACCCCATTTAGCGCCGATATTTACGTTACCGCCGCCACCGCTCGCGCCACCGCCTTGACCTTGAGGCGCTGCTATAAAAGCTTTGCCGTCTTTTTGCGCCCATTCGCTCACAAACTCGCTTATAGGCTTATCCGCGATATACGCTTTTAACTCGCCCTTGTCGTCTTTTAAGCTAGCATTGCCACGTAAAAGAGCTTTGGCCGCTTCTAAAAACTCCGCCTTTACGCCTGCTTTTGCGAGATTATCGCTTAGCCCCGCGTCGATTAGATACTTATTTAACGAGCCGTTAGCGCTAGCTAGATCGGCGTTTAGCTTTTTCGTATCGGTATCGTATTTCTTAGCGAGCTTGTCGTTCTCTGCTTTTAGCTCGTCGTATTTAGCTTCAAGCTCGGCGTATTTCTCGGCATCTACCGCGTCGGCATTTTTAGCTTTTACCTTTTTAACTTCCGCCAAAAGCTCTTTGTTTTTAGCTTCCATTCTCTCTTTTTCTGCTTGCAAATCACTGACTTGCTGTTGTAGCTCCTCGATTGTCATTTTCCACGCTCCCACTAGGATAGATTTAAGGCACAGCCTTTGATAGAATAGTAACTTAAATTTTAAACGGGGTTGGTTTGGTAAAAATATGGTATAATTACGATACAGTTAAGGCGAAAGGTCTGACCGCAAGGAAAATGGCCCAGCTTCTTAGCAAAGCATTACCGCCCCGTTTAGCACGCAGTGTTCCTGCGGAGGTCTATCCGTGTGAGGGTGTGGGTGGTCTCACCGCCTTATCTGTTTTTCTGAAATGCTTTCATATCACTATCCCAACGCTTCTTATTTACGTGAAAAATCACGCCATCGGTTGGGTTTATCCCTATGTCTATCATTTTATTTTTGTCGCCGTTTAGCGCTTTGGCTATGATAAAACCTCCCTTGCGAGATGATGGCTTAATATAATCATAATTTTTTAGAGCGTCGGCAATGATAGCTTTTACCTCGTTTTCATCTTTAAACATTCCGTCATCTTTATGGTGTTCGTATAGATATTTAATCGAGCCCCTAATCTTATCCGTATTTAAATTTATCCGCTTTTTTAGCTCTTTCGGTACTTCAAAATGCTTAACGCTTTCTTTTGAGTATTCCCAAACGCTCTTTTTCTTGGCAAGTTCGCCCAAATCCAATACTCGCCCCTGCTGCGTTATCAAATCCCGCATAGTGATCTTGCCTTGCATAAATAGCTCGGCTCTGCCTTTGCCTAGTGTCTTTTCTATCGTTTCGGGGCTTTGAGTTTTTAGCCAGTCGTTAAACGTCATATCCTGCGGCACGTAGCCGTTCATACTTGACCTAGTGCGACCGCTTGCTTCGTCCATTCCCCGGGCGCCTAACTCATCCCAGCTTTTGGTTATGGGTATTATGGTGCTGCGGCAATTAAAATGAGTATTTACGCGCGGTTTGCGAAACGGGAAGTTATGCCCGATAGGCTTGTAGTCTTTATCCCACATTAGGCCATCGTAGGCTCTGCATAGTTCTGACGTGCGAGTATCTAGCGTGGCTTGGTATTTGTAGCATTTTATGACGCCCGCATTTGCTTCAAAAAAGGCTTGGCGAATTTCGCTTACTATCGCGCCCGCTCCGGTTAAGGCGATAGCAGTAGCGTCACGTTTATTTTTCTCTAAAACCTGCGCTATCCTTTGGGCTAACATCGGCGTAGTCTCGCCCAAACTCACGCCTATTTTTAGCTCGCGCTCAAGGCGTTTTTTCTGATCGGCGTTTAGGCCATTGTTCCAAGCTTTGACGGTCGCGCCCTGCCAAAAATAGCAAAACGGTATGCAAATTTAACGAACTAAATTAAACGCCTCAAATTTCTAAAACTTCAGGCTCTCCAAACAGTCGTTTAGCTTCTTTTAAAACCGATTGATTTTTTGCAGCTTTGGGGTCGGTTTGGGTTTTTGCGGCCAAATTTGGCGCAGGATTTTGAGCGTTTAAATTTGCCTCGCTTAAAAACGAGTCGTCAAAATTTGATTCGCTTTGAAACTCGTCGCCGATTAAATTTGTCGTATCCAAATTTTGCCTTGCATAGGCGTTTACAGGCTCGCTTGCGTCTTGCTCAAAAGGGTCGTCATCATACTCCGCCGCCTCGCCAAACATCTCGCTCACGTCATCAGGATCAAACGGCGGCTCGCCAAAGGTAGCCGTCTGCGGCGCGTGGTTTTGGTTAAATTTAGCGGCGCTGCCTGGTTTTTGCTCTGTTTTTACGGCATTTTGGCTCTCTAGCAGCCTTAGTTCGTCGTCTAAAAACGCCAGATCCGCCCCGGCTGCGATGCCGTCGTCGCTCTTAAATTTTAGCGAATACGCCTCGTGAAAATCGTGCGTGTCGTCGCGCATGCTCTCAAAATCGGGCGCAAATTTAGGCTCGGCCGGATGATTTAAATCCGTCTGCGAGTTTTGCGTCAAATTTGACTCGTTTTCGTTTAAATTTAAGGGCTCGGTTTCGTCGCGGGATGAGTCGCTATTTGCTTGCGTGCTCGGAGCCGCGTCATTTATATCCGTTTGCGTTTGCTGCGTCAAATTTTGCGTTTGCTCACCCTGCTCGCTGCTTTCAAATTCGGCGCCCAAATTTTGCTCCGAGGGCGTAGCCGTCCTCTCCTCGCTACCTTCTGAAAACAAATTCCCCGTCAAATTTGAGATCTCTTGCGCTTGGTCGTTTTGACTTAAATTTTCCGGCGCGACGTCCGAGTCAAATTTGGAGCCAGCCTGGTTTGGCGTCGCCTCATTGCTCTCAGATTTTGCCTCGCCGCCGCGCTCGTCATCCAAATTTGCCGCCCCCTTTTGCTCTTGTGCCCCTATTTCTGGGCTTTGCCTGGGAGTTATCTTTATCTTTGCGCTCTCGCCAAAAAGACTGCGCAAAATCTGCAAAATCACCTTCGAGCCATCGCGAAGCCGCCGCTGATCCTCACCCGCCGCACTTGATGCTAGGCTCATGCAGCCGTCCGAAAACTCCAAAAACTCTATGCAGTTTTTAAAACACTCGCCAAGATCAAAGCTGCGGTCGTAAATTTTGGCCAAAAACGCCTCGTAAGCGGGATTTGGAGTTTTTGCGGTGTGGGTTTGGCCGCCCGGCTCCCGCGGCGTCTTGGCATTTAAATTTGCCGAGCTATCCAAAGCCTGCACGTTTAAATTTCGCCCCTCAGTCGCACCGTTTTGCGAGGCGAGTTTAGCCGTGTTCGCGCTCGCCAAATTTGACCCGTCAGTAGAGGCTGAAATTTGACCAGTCTGCGCAGGAGCCGCAGATTTAGCCGCTTCGCCTCGTCCGCCAGCAAAATTTGACGCCGCGCGGGAGCCGCCAAAATCGGCCGAGCGTGCCTGCGAATCCATAAATTTTTCCCTCGCGTCCACGGCTATCATCTCATCGATCGATTTTAGATTTATCGCCTCGATCATCATAAAAAGCATCACTCCAAGCACGAATCCGCCGTCGCTGCTGATGCTTAGCATCGAGCGCGCCTGCGAGAGGATCCTAAAAAATCTCTCGTATAAAAGCAGCGAGTATTTCGGGCTTTGCGCGAGAAAATTTGCCTTTAGATTGGCCGTTATCTCATCTATCACCATTTCGGCATCGTAACTCTCCAGCTGCGCTACCGCCGCGCTCACAGCTGATTTATCGCCGCTCATAACGAGCGCCAAGATCTCCTCTATGCGCTGCGGATCAAGGAGTCCTAGCATCTGTGCGACGGCGCTTTGCGTTAGCTCGCCCCTAGCATAGATGATGGCCTGATCTAGCAGCGTGAGAGTGTCGCGCAGCGAGCCAGCGCCGCTACGGGCGAGGATCTCGAGGGCCTCTTTTTCGTGCGGGACGTTTTCGCGGTTTAGGATAAAGTCAAGATGCGCGACGACGTCCGGGCGCGAGATCTGGCGAAATCTAAAATGCTGCGTGCGCGATAGCACCGTGGCCGGGAGCTTGAGCGGATCGGTCGTGGCCAGGATAAATTTGACGTAGGGCGGTGGCTCCTCGAGCGTCTTTAGCAGCGCGTTAAACGCGGGCGTGGATAGCATATGCACCTCGTCGATGATAAAAATCTTAAAGCGCGCGATCGCCGGAGCGTACTTGGTCTGCTCGATGAGCCCCTTTATATCGTCGATACCGCGGTGGCTGGCCGCGTCCATCTCG